GAGCCGGTGGTGGGACAGACGGTCACCGAGGACAAATCGGTGCAACGGCTGCTGGCGAGCATGAGGCTCTGGGAGGAGTTTTGAGATCCGGCAGACTGGACAGGCGCATCACGCTGCAGCGCAAAACGGTCGTTGAAAACAGCTATGGCGAGCCGATCGAAACTTGGGTGGACTTGGCGACGGTGTGGGCGGAATACCTGCCTGCCGGGGGCGTCGAACGATATGCCGCCACACAGATGGTGGCCGAAGCCGACACGAGATGGCGGATACGGTACAGAGCGGACCTGACCCCGGTCGACCGGCTCATTTACGCGGGAAGAATACATGACGTCACAGGGGTGGTGGAAATTGGACGCCGGGAAGGGCTGGAAATCTATTCGAAAGCGAGGGCGGAGTGATGAATGGGCATGGCTCGTTTTCGTTTGAGCTGAAGGGTGTGAAGGAATTGACAAGGCTTCTGGACCAGCTGCCGACTGTGGCCATGAAAAAGACGGTCCTCAGAAACGCGTTGAAAAAGGCGGGAAATCCGATCGCCGAAGCGGCCAGGGCGAACGTGCCGGTCGTGACGGGCGGTCTGCGGGATTCGATCAAGGTGTCCCCGAGTCTGAAACCTTCACAGAGGAAGGGAAGACAGGACCGCTCGGTGGTGACCGTCTATGTCGGCTCGTCGTCCCCCGTCGCCCACCTCGTGGAATTCGGGACCGTCGAGAGGAATCTCGACGAACCTCGGCTCGTCAAACTCGGAGATCGCTGGATCAGGATCACGACAACCGGCTTTGTCTCCCCGAACCCATTTCTCCGGCGAGCCTGGCACGCGATGAAAATTCCCGCCTTGGGGATCTTCGCCGACGAGATGAAGAATGAACTCTACAAATCGGCCGGGAGACTGGCGAAACGGGCGGCGGCGGGCAAACTTTCGAAGGCGCAGGTAAGAGGACTGAGCAAGTGAGCGCGGAAAATATCGAAGAGGCGATACATGAGATACTCGTTGCCGACGCGACCGTGAAGGATCTCACGACCAGGTGCTACCCCTCGACGCTGCCGCAGGATCCCACCTATCCGCTCATTCTCTACATGCGGGTGTACGGCGCCCGGGAAAACGCCCTGGAAGGGCCGGTGGGGATGGCGAACCCACACTTTCAGATCGAGGCATGGGCAAAGACATATGCCGCAGCCAAAGCTCTGGCCAAGGCGGTGAGGAACGCCCTGAACGGGTACCGTGGGACAAGCGGGATGGTCCGGATAGGATCGTTTCTGATTCAATCGGAACGGGATGTCTACGAGCCGGCGGTGGCCTGTCACCGGATCATCATGGATTACTCAATATGGCATGACGAATAGAACAAAGGAGGAAACGCAGCATGGCTATTGAATCTCAAGGGACAAAAATCGAAATGGGGACCGGGTCCGGCGGAGCCGAAACGATCACGGCCATTGCACTGGGCAACCCCACGATCCTGACATCGGCGGCTCACGTCCTGGTAAACGGCGACATCGTGACCCTGTCCAATTTCGGGGGGGATGACGCGGGTGATATCAACGGCCGGGTGTGCATCGTCAGTCACGTCACCACGGACACATTTGCCGTAAACTTCGATTCGACCGGGAAAACGATCACGGACAACACCGATGCGGCCTTGGCCACGCCAGTCACGTGGACGGAAATCGGTGAGGTCACAGACTTCGGCGGCCCGGACGGCACGGCCTCCGAGATCGACACGACCCATCTCGGGTCGACGGCGAAGGAATTCCTGATGGGGCTGCCCGATGAAGGATCCATTTCCCTGTCCATCAACTGGGAACCGTCGGATAACGGGCAGCAGGCGGTCATTGCGGCACGCAAGGCGCGGACGGAGAAGGATTTCAAGATCACCTACTCGGACTCCTCGACGGCCACCTTCAAGGGTTACGTCCTCGGGCTCAGTTCTTCCGGGGCGGTGGACGGCAAGATCGACGGTTCGATCACGATCAGAATCACGGACGAGGTCACCTGGGCATAACATGAACATTCTGACTGGAGAGAAAATGATCCATATCGGCGGGCACGATTACGTCCTGAAGTTCACCTGGCGGGCATTGTCCGAAATCGAACAAAAATACGGCGACAGCCCGAACCTGTTTGACCCGGACGTGATCGCGGTGATCGCCGCCATCGGTCTGCGCGACAGGCACCCGGAGATGAACGCCGAGCGCATCATGGACCTCTCCCCACCGCTCGTTCCATTCGCCAAGGCGGTTCAGACGGCGATTCAGTGGGCGTATTTCGGACCCGAGGGAATACCGAACGAGGAAGGTCGCAGCGTAAAAAAAAACCAAAAAGCGGGTGGGTCATGGCGGCGTTTCATAATGCGGTTATGTCCGGCGTTTCTCCGGGAGAATTCTGGAGACTGACACCCTATCTGACCCGCCAGGCCGTCTCCGCCTTGGCCGATGGACGGAGCGCATCGGCGTGGCTCACGGCGAACCTGTCGCGGGCCAAGAAGATGCCGAAATTGGAGAGCCTGCTTGTCAGGCGTGAAGTCGATCACGCGGACATGGAAGCCCGTATGAAGAACGCCTTAAAAAACATGGGTAAGAGACAATGGCAGAATCCATAGGGGCGCTTCGAGCGGAGCTTTCCGCCGGGCACGCCCAGTTTGCTTCAGACATGAAAAAGGCGCGCGACGCCGTGGTCACCAACGCCCAGGGCATGGCCAAGGGGATGGAAACCGCCAAGAAGTCGTTCAACGCCGGCACGGCCGGTCTCATGTCTTTCCGGGTCAAGGCCCTCGCCGCGGCGACGGTGACCGGGATGCTGGCCAAAACCGTTCTTGGTATAGCCGATGACTACACGCTGCTGGACAACAAGCTGAAACTCGTCACGACCTCCTCGGACAATTTGAAGGCGGTTCAGGAAGGTCTCTACCAGCAGTCCCTGAGATCTCACAGCTCTTATTCCTCCTCGGTCGATCTCTATGCCCGGTTCGCCAAGGCGACGGAGACCATGGGGACAAGCCAAAGCGACCTCCTCCGCATCACCGAAACCCTCAACAAGGCCATGGTCATCTCCGGGGCGACACAGCAGGAGGCGACCAACGGGATCATCCAGCTGTCCCAGGGCATGGCCTCAGGCGTGCTACGGGGCGAGGAATTCAATTCCATCATGGAGAACGGCTCCCGCATCGCCAAGATGCTGGCCGACTACCTCCACACGGATGTCGGCGGCCTGCGCCAAATGGCCACTGAAGGAAAAATCACCTCTGAAATCATGGTCAAGGCCTTCGCCGCGTCGGCAGGAAAAATCGACGAGGAATTCTCGAAGATGCAGCCGACGATTCAGCAGGCGATGACGGACCTCAAGACCGTTTTCGGCCGCCTCGTGAGCGACTCCGATCGCTCCGCCGAGGGCACGAAATCCATCGCGGGTGAGATTGCCAACCTCGCCCAGACGATCGATCAGAACCGTTCCGGAATCGTCGAGCTCTTCACGCAGATCATTTCTCTGGCCGCCCGGGCGACCAAAGCCATCGGGAACATCGGCCAGTCGCTCCAGGGCTGGGCCGCTGTGAAAAGCGGGCGTCTCGACTTCTTCGAATTCGCTACGATGAACGCCGAAGAACTGAACGCCTGGCTGAAAAAGAACAATACAGAAGCGGCGCGGATGCAAAATCTGCAAGAGAGGATCACGAAAAAGGCCGGAGAAATATTCGATCTGGAACAGAAACGAGATTATCCGTTCAGCGGTAACCAGAAATACTATCAGCGTCTCATCGACAACGCGACGAAAGAAAAAAAGAGACTCGAAGACGAACTCGCCGAATTGCAGGCGCCGAAGGCTGAATCCCATTTGCTACCGGCGAAGCCTCCCACAAAAACCACGACGAAAACACCTCAACCAGCGAAGAAAGATCCGGCCACGGAAGCCATAGCGTCCCTGACCCGCGAGCGCGACCTGATCGGCGCCGTCACGGAAGAAGAAAAGGCGCGGTGGGAGATCGCAAAGGGTTCATACAAGCATTTTACGACCAAACAAAAGGAAAAGATTATCTTGCTGGCCCGGGAAATAGATTCGCTGTCCGAACTCAGCAAGCAGCAAACCGAGGGCGGGCAGGCCGTCGATTCCATGACGAAGGAGCGCGACCTAATCAGGGCCGCTACCGAAGAGGAAAAGGTCCGATGGGAAGTTGAGAAAGGCGCATACAGGAACTTTTCGGATGCGCAAAAGGAAAAACTGATCGCTCTGGCGCAGGAGCTCGATGCAACCCGCAGCCTGATCGAGCAGGAAGAGGCAAAAAAGGCAAACCAAAAATCGATCGACGCCGAGATCGAGGCGCTGAAACTTCAGGCCGAGACCTTCAACATGACGGCGACGGAGGCCTCCCTGTACCGCCTGGCCCTGCAGGGAGCGACCGCCGATCAACTCGCATCCGCCGAGGCCCTCCTCGGCGACATAGACGCCAAGGAGCAACTCAAGCAGATCCTCGAGGACATAAAAACCCCGCACGACCGATATGCCGAAACGGTGCAACGGCTGAACGGCCTGCTGGATCGGGGCACACTGTCGCAGGAGCAGTACGGGAAGGCGATGAAGAAGGCAAAAGAGGATCTGGACAGTACCCTCAAGGACGGCGAAGACAACTTCAAGAAGCTGCAGCAGACGATCGAAGGGTGGGGCCGTGATTCGGCTGACGCCATAACCGACTTCGCCCTGGAGGGAAAGGCGTCCTTCAGCGACATGATCAACAGCATGATCAAGGACCTCCTGCGCATGATGATCTATCAAAACATCACCGGTCCGATCTTCAGCGGCATCAGTTCATATCTGGGCGGGTTCTCGCTCTTCGGCGGCGGCAAGGCGCAAGGCGGCTCCGTATCCCCCGGCAGAATGTACGAGGTCAACGAGCGCGGCATCCCGGAACTCTTGTCGATCGGCAATAGGCAGTTCCTCATGATGGCCGGTCGCGGCGGCAGCGTGACGCCCGTGGAAGACGATACCGGTGTCGTGGGCCGCGGGAACCTGTCGATCAGCGTTCCTCTCACCATCAGTGGAGACACGGACAAAATGCTGGCTGTGGAGTTGCGCCGCGAGATCGAACAGACCTGCGAACGGGTGATACGGAGGCACTCATGATCCTGAACGACGGCGTGACATCCTATACCTTCAGTCTTCTGCCGGGGAACATGACGGTGATCCGCGAAGACAAGTCCTGCGCTTCGGTGCAGACTTACGAAGGAGTGGCGTATTTTTCCTGGGGCACTTCCATCGTCGGAAAGGAACTCTCGCTGTCCTGGAACGCCATGCCCGCCGCCATGTGGTCGCAGCTCGAGACATTCTTCACGGCCGACGCACCCCTCGAGTTTGACCCGACGCTGGACGGGACGCCTTCGGCAACAACCTACACGGTCGAAATGACGCGCCTGGACGGTGACTATTTTTTGGGCGGATACGGTACAGGCGCGGGTGCATGGCGGCAGAACGTGACCATGACGCTCCTCATCCTAAGCGAGGTGTTCTGATGCCCTTGACCCTCGATGCCGCATTGGCCGCCGCCCAAGAAAACCCCTCCCGGCGCCCCCTGGTGGAGATCATCTCTTCACAGCGTAGTGATGACATCCCCTTCGACGGATCATTTCTCACATCCGAGACGTTCAACGAGTTTGGCGTCAATCTCATCCCCCACTCGTCAGGCCGGCTCTGCATCGCCTATTGCTATGGCCCCGATACGGACGGAGACTGCGGAATAAAATATGTCTACACCGATACCGAACGCCGGGAATTCACGCCTGTCACCATCGAGCTCTACACGGACACCTCCCGCGTCATGGTGGGTGTGTCGATCTGCGAGCTGGCAGGCGGCAATATCGGACTGGTCTATCTCGTCAACGACACTGTCTCTCATCTCTATCGGCTTTTGCGCCGGATCGTCACCGTAACGGGCGCGGCCGTCGGCAATGCCGAGATCGCCACCTGGAGTCACGACACGTTCACGTCCGACCCCTGGGTGCAGAGCCTCGGAGCGAATTCCTACCTGCTGGTTTACGGGAAGAAAAGCGGCTCGAATTATTATCTGTACAAGAGGACCTCCAGCGATTTCGCCACCTGGTCAGCGGAAGCGGCCCTGAGCATCTCCGGCCTGACATCCACCTGGCGCCTGAGCAACCCATCCATCATCAAGATCACGACCGGCGATCTCTGGCTGTGGTTCGATGTCCTCGAGAGTACCGGCCCGGGTGGCGAGCAACTGACCAACATTTACTACTCGATAAGCACAAACGGGGGAACGACTTGGACCGCCGCGGTCAGGGTAACGAATTACGACGGCTACGGCGAAGTCGGCGGCCATCCCGTCGCGGTCCAAAAAGCGGCGAATCAGATGAATCTGATCTTCACCAGGAAGGTCGGGGCCCTCCACATGGACGACACGGCAACGGGCTGGCCGACCGGCGATACGACGGTTGAGCTCTCATGGGATTCAACGAACCGGAAGCTGTACGCGGTCAATATTCACAACGGCAGTGGCACAAAAGGCCTGCAATGTGTCGTAAAGATCAACGTGGACACCTGGACGGTCGATCAGTACTGGGACGCCACAACAACGCCGGGATTCCCGGCCGTCATCTGCGGCGGAATATCGGCCACCGAGCACGTATGGTACTGCAACCATGTACATGACGGGCACATCATCGTCATCACGGCGGCCCACGTTGGAAGCTCGGGGAGGTGGCTGTGGGTTCTCGACGGAGAGGCGAACACGATCTCCAACTACTACTGCGACACGAACGTCGCGTACGGGTTCACGCAGAATGTAACTCACAGCATTTCGGCACACTACGGATCCTTTCATCATTGTCAGGTCGATGCCGCGAATTTGCGGGTTTACCTCTGCCTGGTAGATACCTATGTATGGCACCCGAAGGTCAGTGTCGGCTATATCGATCTCACGGAATCGTCGCCGGAGTTTCACGAAATTTTCAATTATACGGATATCGATGATACGGAAGCATACGGGGTTAGTTACAGCCTCCATGGGGGGATGTGGGTCGATGTAGATGGCGGCTACATCGTTTTGAGCTGTTCGACCGGCATGTGGCCCGGCGCCCTGCTGGTATTCGATCTTGAAACCGGCGCCTTGATCGTTAAATGGACGAGCGGTGACATCGATTTCCCCTATTATGGGCTGACGAAGCCGTTTGTCTACAACAGGAAAATCTACGCGGGCATGTGCAAGTACACGAGCGGGTATGACCAAGGCGGTTTCCGTGGTCTGGCCGAAATAGACATTTCGGCGGAAACGATAACCCTGCATCGTCCTTCCTATTGCAGCAATGACGACCATTATTCCGGGCGGCCTTCTTTATTGCAGGACGGACGGATCGCCATGACACACAACGCTTACGGGGTTGCCGTTTTTGACACGATCTCGAAAACCTGGAGCCTGTTCTCCAATAACAATATCGCCGGGTTCACAGCTGACGGCAAGGAGCTGGCTTCACCATCACAGATCGCTTACGATGACACCAACGACATGATCATGGTCGGAGATGCTGGAGTTTACGGGGGTAAAAATCCGCAAGGCGTCATCATGTTTTCAGCAAACGGCTACATTCGGCAGGCATCTTACTCGATCGGAACGAATCCCGGCGGCGGCTGGTCGTTTTCCGCGGCTGGAACACTCGTGCAAGGATTCCTCGATTACGACGCGGCTGCTGCAGTCGAGCCCGGGACATCGACGGCCGTCTTTGTATTCTGGACGCACGAGGGCACAAATGGCGAGAAGAGCATCAAGTGGGACAAGGACGGCTCCACTATAGATCTGTCCCCCTACATCGCAGGCGAGGTTGCAACGGAACAGACGATCAGCGGTCAGCCGGCGACGTTGTCGTTCTCGGTCAGTCACGGACATCTCTTCGACCCTTACAATTTGTCCAGTCTTCTGAGCCCCGTTCTCAAAAAAGGACGGAAGCTCGTTCTGAGATGGGGTGAAAAAATCGGCGGCGTCGACTATTGGCAGAACGCCGGGACCTTTTTCGTTACGGGAACCTCCCTGGGTTTCCAGCGGGGGGAATACCCGGTTATGCAGGTGACGGCGGAGGATCAGCGCTGCCTGTGGCAGCACGGCCATGTCTACGCGACGGAGGTGTACAACAACCTGCCCGGGGAAATCATCACGGATTTGCTTATCGATCTGGCCAATATGACGCTGGAGGACATCAATCTTCCCGTTTTTGCCGGGGAGACCAGACTCCAGATGCAGTGGATCGAAAGCACGCTCGATGAAATCATCACCCAGGTCTGCGAGCGATTTGGTTATTACTTCCGGTTTGACTGTGACGGCAGGGCCCATGCACGGCGGATCAGTAACACGGCAGCTATAGATCACATTTACAACGACAATACAAAGCTGATCAAATATTCCCCGGACGACAAATATTCTGACTTTACCAATCGGGTCACGGTGCGTGGGCAGGAAATGGACTTTACGACGGTCCAGTATGCCGAGGAACGCATCACGCAGCTTTCCGGTACGCTCGGCTGGTGGGGATGCAAGGCGGATCATGTCGTTTAGTACTCCGATGATAAAAGCAGAAGATGCCTCTCCCCCCGTCTGGTTGCCCTCGAAACGTCGACAAGCATCCCCTTCCAGCTGGCGGGCGGCGTGGATGAGCACATCGAGGAATGCGCCGCCGGCGAC